TCAGCTCGTGTACTCCAACTCCGTCATCGCGACCTTGTGCACATTCGAGGCCACTTCCTTCAGGTCCAACCCCTCCAGATACTGGATCAGGGCCGCCCGGGTCTCATACAGCTGGCTGCCCAGTTGGGCGCTCGTGATGACGCTGGGGAGGAGAACTCTCCGGAAGTCCGGGGTCGCGATGGCCCCCTCGACGAGCTTCTCGGCCAGCCACAACGGCGTGCGTTCCCGTATCGCGAAGGTCAGATGAACGCTGAGCTCGTCGGAATCGAGTACGTGAGGGTTGTGGACCCAGCCGCGCGGTAGCAGTAACGACTGGCCGGCCCGCAGGTCGATCTCGACGTCGGGACCAGCTGCTTCCCACGTGGCTATGTAGTCGTCCTTCCAGACCCGGAAGCTTTCGTTGTACTCGCGCATGGGCGCTTCCACTGGCGGTCGCCAGAGCTGCCACCGCTTGGTGCCCGAAACTTGGACGATCACCGCCATCTGCTGGTCCCAGTGGTGGCGAAGCCCTTGGTTGCCCGGCGGGGTCAGGAACGCGTGCACGTAGTTCGAGTAGCCCGTGTCCTCCTGGATCTGGCGGGACACCTGGGCCAGAAACGGCATGACCCGCTGAAGGTTTCCCAGCCGGATCGTGTGCCCCTGGCCGTAGAGCTTGCGCAGCTTGGCCGGGTCGCTCCGGCCGCTGCCGTCCATGAAGGCCCTCTGGTTCAGGGACGGGTTCGGGGCCTTGATGACCGCGATCTCGTCTGCGGGCACGCAGCCAGTGAACACGTAGTCCGTGAGGTACTCCGCGGTAATGGTGTCGTCGAGCGCTGTTCTGCCGCGCTCGAAGACGCGCGGCTCGTCCGGCCACGTGAGCATCAGCTCGGACACTCCGTCCTCGGGCAATAAGAGGCGCAGAGACATGGCTTCGACTCCTTACGACGGCGGGAGCGGGCAGGGGATCTGCGGATGGAATCGGTTCGGGCAGCACACGACGGAGAACGAGATGAGGTTCTTCGACGGCATGTAGTACACCCAGCTCACATCGACGCCACGAGGGAGGACGTCCGAGGCGTACTCCAACTTGATGTCGAGGCCGCTGTACGCCTGGAGCCCGTCTTCCCGTTCGAACGGCGGACTTGCCTCGTACTGCTTCGTCAGCCAGGCGAGGGCGATCCCCAGATCGGCCCAAGTGCGCTCGGCTGAGGCCTGGTTCTTCTTGAGGAGCCAGTAGCCGGTCATCGTGGGCGGGACGTTGCCTGTCTGGAACTCCGCGGCAGCCTCGCGGTAGCGATCAAGTACTTGCTGTTGCTTCTTGTCCTCGGGGTTGAGCACCGAAGGTGGTCCATTGGAATGAGGTGGCCGCCGGCCGCCTTCCTGCCCGTACACCTTCGACGCCCCGACCCACGGCCCGTACCCGTGCCAGTGCCCTGACCAGCTCATTTGCGCCCTTCTGTGAAGTGCCGGGCCGCCCCGCCGAAGCGGGGTGGCCCGTCTGATGCGGCATAGGGAGGCGCCAGACTAGAGCGCCAGGCCCCGCATCTTGGTCCAACCGGCCGCGAAGTCGTCGAGCTCTGCGGCGGTAAACCTCAGTTCGACACCGGCTCCCTCGGGCTTGCTGTCACGGACCACGAATCCGGACTCTGTGCCGGGGATGGCGGCCACGTCCACGCAGGACTCGTGCTCGCCCTGAAGGTTGCCGCCGCAGAAGTTTTCGAACTGCGCTCCGTCGACCGGCAGGCGGTAAAGGTCGCTCATGAGAGGGTCCTCCTGGTGCTTGGCTGTCCGGAGATTCGTCCTCCGGGCCGTCGTGCACTGCTACGGACCCGCCTTGGGCGGGTCGGCCCCTCCCCGGCCGCCGGTCCAGGGGTCAGCCGGGGAGGGAATTCGCGGGCTACTCCGTGCGGATGTAACGGAGCGTGCCGGAAAGGGCGTTGAAGTCGATCGGCCGATAGGCCAGCGTCGGGCCGGCCACCGTGTACGGCTCACGCCCCTTGAAGATCAGAACCTTCGCTCCGCCTCGACCGGCGACCATGTCCCTCACGGGGAAGAAGACCCCATCGAAGCGGATCAGATCCCCGATCTTGAGCTGCCCCGGGGCCAGGATCGTGCCGGTGGTGCCCGGAGGGCCCGGCGGAATCTTGTCCTCGTCAGGCATCACGGCGCGGTCCCGGCAGGACTGGGGCGTCGTCTAAGTCCATCAACTCCGGGGCGAGTTGCTCATCGACGTAGACCCGCCCTTCTCGCGTCACCCGGTAGACGCGGATGGTGTCCGGCCCGGACAAAGCAACCGGTCTGGGCTTTGAAGGTGTCACGCTCATGGATTCCCCTCGTTGCTGTGCCGGTGGGTTCTGACACGAACGTAGGGCGGGCCTCAGCCAACTCCCAAGCAGATTGCGCGAGTTTGCAGCAGCGCGATTGACTAGGTCGAACGGCTCGCCGAGCATCGAGTTGCCACGCAAACTCGCGCAAGACAGCGGACGGGAGAGCGGCCATGAAGTTACGGTTCCTTGGTAAGAACTCCACTCCCGGAGACAGCCCCACCCTGTATGCCAGCGACCAGGACAGCTACGTCGTCCAGGGCTGGAAGGTCTACGCGAACGACCTGCTGATGCAGCTCGATGTCCCCGACGGCCACACGGTCGTCGAGGTACCCACCGAGCTCTTCGAGCACTTGACCAAGGACGGCTTGCCGTCCGGCGAGATCAAGAATTTCGCGGCACCGATCATGCTCCTTACCGAGCAGGGAACGTGCATCGTCCAGGGTCCGGAGATGCACGATGCCGAGGCCTTGAGTCAGATGCGCATGCCCGACTATGAAACCTGCATCGAGGTGCCGAAGTCCTCGATCACGGCCCTGCTGGAGGAGAACGGTGGACCTGATCACCAGCGCCCAGCGTGACGAGCTGTTCAACAGCTTCGAGCGGGATGCCTTCCACCTGGAGCTGCGGGACGACTACGGGTCGCCTGTCGAGGACACGCCCTACGCCCGTTGGCAGCGCGGCGAACCCGATGACTACGCCTGGCTCGACCCGTGGATGACGCTCATGAAGCGGGTCACCAGCGAGGGCAGGACCGTACGGAGGGTGCGCGTCATCACGGAGCCGCATTCCCAATACGTCGGCTGGGAGCACTCGTTGACGCGCCTGAACCTGGAGGCCGGGGAGGACATCCGGTGGATGCCACGGCACCAGCTACCCGAAGGCGTCACCTTCCCCGTGGCCGGCAACGACTGGTGGCTGTTCGATGACCACCTGCTCGCCGTGGGCCACTTCGACCAGGACGGAAGAGTCCTTGGGTCCGAGCTGATCGAGGACCCGGAGACCGTAGCGGAATGTATCCGCGTACGGGACTTTCTCTGGACCGTCGCCACCCCACACACCGAGTACAAGCCCTGAATCATCCGTGAGCACTGAAGCACAGTCACAGCGCGAGGCCTTGGGTGCCCGGCTTCGGGGATTCCGTAAGGACGCGGGGTTCTCGAGCGGCCGGGCATTCGCCCAGGCGACCGGTTGGGCAGAGTCCAAGGTCTCTCGGATCGAGAACGGCCGGCAGAACGCCAGCGAGGACGACATACGCCTCTGGTGTGCCCTGACCGACAACCAGGAGCACGTCGGCGACCTGATCGCCACGGCCCGGCACATCGAGGAGCTGTGGCTCGAATGGCGCCGGCAGCTCGCCACCGGCGCCGCACCTCGGCAGCAGAAGGCCCTGCCGGTCTACTCCAAGACCAAGGTGTTTCGGATCTGGCATCCGACCCTGGTCTGGGGATCGCTCCAGACGGCGGACTACGCGGCGGAGACCTTCAAGCAGGTGATCGAGTTCTACGGCATCCCGGACGACATGGACGCCGCCGTGGCGAAGCGCCTAGAGAGACAGAAGTACCTCCACCAAGGAGACCGCATCTTCAACGTCCTACTCGCCGAACAGGCGCTGTACAGCAACTTCGGCGGGACGGACGTGATGATCGGGCAGCTCGACCGTCTGCTGGCTGTGATCGGCCTGCCGAGGCTGAGCCTTGGTCTGGTTCCCCGGTCTGCGCCCATGCACATCTGGCCCGGAAACTCGTTCTCGATGTTCGACGACAAGTTGGTACTCGTGGAGACCTACTCCGCCGAGCTCTCTGTGACTCAGCCCAGGGAGATCGCTCTGTACGCGAAGGCTTTCAAGCTCTTGAAGCGGTCGGCCGTCTACGGCGACAGGGCCAGGGCGCTCATCTCGCAGGCAATCCAGCACCACGACCGGCACTAGCAATCAGCATGGAGAGGCATCATGTCAGACGCCCCGAACTGGCGAACGAGCTCCTACACCGGCACCGAGAACTGCGTGGAAGTCGCTGACAATGACCCCAGTGTCGTCAGGGTCCGCGACAGCAAGAGGCGCGAAGGCCCAACCCTGGATATCGCCCCCGCAAGCTGGCAAGCGTTCACGGATTGCATAAAGTCCTAGACGCCTTAGATGTCGAGTATTCATGCCAGCTCGGGCCTGTCTCAGTGTTCGAGTGATTCCTGATTGTCCCCCAACATCTCCGGCATTGATGTCAGCTCAATCGCCGCTCGATAGCTTCGCGGATCGTCGGCACAGCCTGCTGGTCGAAGCCCTCACTCAGGAGTCTGAAACGGTGCAGCTTGGGTGGATCGCCATCCTTGTATCCGGTCACCTTGTCACCCTCAATGTGCCGGTTTGGATCCATTTCCACGTCAACTAGGCCAAAACGACTGAGTATTCGATGGGACTCATACGCGTCTCGGCCAAGCCCAAAGTGGAGAAGCCTTACGTCACTCGGAACAAACACCTGCTGCTGCCAACCGAAGTGCGTGTGCAAGCACGCCAGCATCAGCAGGAATGCAAGCTCGCTGTCTTCCAGTAGGTGGATCCAACCATTGAGGAACAGACCAGCAGGCAGCCGCAGTAGACCTCGTTGGTCCGACGGCACCGTGTAGCGATCTGTGTCACCTCCGTCATACGGCGCCCCAGACTCCTGAAGCAACAGGAACCCTTCGTACTTGCCCGTGGCTTCACGAAGGTTCGGTAGGTGCACTAGCCGGAACTCGGGCTCAGCTAGCCGCTTCAGAGCATGCTGGAGCTGTCGAATCTTCTTGTCCCGCACACTGGCATAGCTCAGTGCGCCGCCGCCCTGCTGGGCGGTGGTGGCTAGCAGGTCGACCCAACTCACAGAGCTATCCGCTGCGTTCAGGCGAAGCCGGTTGCCTGGACGTGTGCCTGCGCGCCCTACCTGCGCGACAAAGAGAGCAGTGAGGTACGTCTTCAGAGCGATGCCACGAGGCGACGACAGGCGGGTCGCAGGCGGCCTATCGGCAAGTGGCGGCAGCAGCCGATCCGAGGGCTCACCTAGGACGTCGGCAGGCTCGTCCCGGTACACGAAGCTTCTACGGATCACCAGTTGCTCGCCATGCGGGATTCTGGCGAACGCTCCACACGCTCGACCGACCTCGGTCTCGCTCCTCTCAAGCTTGACCTGGCGAGCCTCAAACCGCTTGCGCTCGCTAGGCGACGGCGGGAAGAGCTGAGGAAACGACAAGCTCAAAACGACTTTTCCCCCTCTGATCTGAGCCTCTTGATCCGCCAGAGATGGGCTCCATTTAGTCAACCATGTGCACTCACTGGCGGATCAAGCCGCGCTCGGAGTCTACTCGCCTCGCCGAGACAACGCGTGCATTCTCATGTGCAGGAGCCCCGGAAGTGCCGATCGGTTCATGTATATGAGCGGCCCTCGGCTGTCACCCAAGGGCCGCTCATCCGGTGCTCCATTCCTGATCGCATACAGAGTTAGGAGACGCACCAGTGCCGAGAGTACGCAACGGAGGCCAGCACGACGAGCCCGAGCGGCTCCCGCTTCGGTGGGCAGTGATCTTCGTGGCCTCAGTCGGGGCCGCGGCATTCACCGCAGTGGTAACCGGTCCCGTTGTAGCTATAGGAGTCTTCTTTGCCGTAGCGGGCGGTTTGCATGTCATGGTGGCTTGACCACGCTCGACGACGAGCGTCGGGCCGTGCATGCACCACCGTGTGCGCTCCCCGCTCAGCCCCCGCGTGCTAGACCCGGCTCAGACGCTCTTCCCAGTCTTGCCACTTGAACGTAAGTCCGCGCCCCGCTCCGGCACTGTGCCGGAGCGGGGCGCGGACTTACGTGGCCGCGAGCTGCCACGCGGTCGCGAAGGCTGCGACCGCTGTGGCCAGGGCCACGATGATCTGCCAGGGCCATCTGTTGGCTTCGAGACGGCGGAGGCGTTCCTCGTGGTCGTCGAGCTGCTCGTTGATGCCGGCGAGGCCGTCAAGTTTGCCCTCAATGCGGCTGACGCTTTCACGGACGCCGCGGAGTTCGCCGTACATCTCGGCGGCGGTGATGGTGACGACCGGAGCGTCGTCCCCGCTCACCGATTCAGCCCCTGCGGGGCGGCACCCTCAACGGTGTTAGCGGTCTCGGTGATGCCAGGACCGCTGCTGCCGGTGGTGCCCGTGGCTATGGACGTGACAACCGAGAGAATCGCGGCGATGCCGGCAAGGGCGAGTCCGCGGCCCCAGGGGAGAGCGAGGACGTCGGCCGCGTCGAGGCCGAGGGCCGCGATGAGAGTCTGGGCGAAGGTGCGGACCGCTCGCTCGGTGGTGGCGAGCCAGAAACCAGTGCTGTTGATGGTGGCCATGGTGGATCTCCTGTTCAGCTGTAGACGGGGAAGGCGTGGCGAGTGCCGAGGGCGGTGAGGGACTTGCGGCCAGGGATGCCGTCCGCGTCGGCACCGGAGTAGCCGAGACGGCGCTGCCAGGCCGCGTAGGCGGCGAGGGTCTTGGTGCCGTACGAGCCGTCGATCCACTTCTCGGCGAGCAAGCCCTCGGCGTGCAGGGCTTTCTCGACGGTGAGGACGCCGGAGCGGTAACTGGTCTGGCTCTGCGGGGCACTCGGGTCCTCGCGGGCTGCAGTTCGCAGGCGGGCGAGGCTGACCGGTGATCCGACCGGCAGAGTCTGGGGATGTGTCCCGCTCCCGGCACTGGGCTTGTGCTTGAGGCGCTCCGCGATGCGGGCGCGGATGGTCGTGATGCTCACGCCGCGGGGATCAATCTTGGCGTTCGTCCACTCTTTGTGTCCGATGACGGACTTCGCGGTCCATCCGTGGCGGCGGCAGATCGCGGCGGCGACGCGCTCAATGGCCTCGATCTGGGCGGCGGGCCAGGGGTCTTGGCCATCGCCGAGGTTCTCGCATTCGAAGCCGTAGAAGCGGGCGTTGCCGTCGGTGTCGTTCTGGTTCGGGCGCGGTGGGGTGGTGGCGTAGCTCTCGCGCTGGACGGCGTGCAGGACGTCTGCGTCGCCGCTGCCGGCGTGGTTGGCGCGGCCGTGGCCGATGAGGTGGACGGTGCCGTCCTTAGCGATGACGCCGTGGCAGAGCGGGCCGGGGAGGTTGGTGTGGCCGTCACGGCAGATACGGACGGTGTTGTCGGTGCCGCGGGTGACGGTGTGGTGGATCACAATGCCGTTGACCGGTCCCCAAGGTCCTTTGTGGTTGCGGTTGTGGGTGCGCCAGCCGTTGTGTTCAACGACGGTGACGCCTTCGGCGCGCAGTGCCTTGATCAGGGCGTCGGCGGACAGGGGTATGGCCATGCGGTGGGGCTCCTTCGGGTTGGATCGCTATTCGTCTGCTGTCTCGGTGGCCTCGCCGTCGGGTGGGGCGGGCAGGCGGCCGCGGAGTTCGCGGACGTCTTCTTCGAGGCGGCGGATGCGGTCGAGCAGGTCGGGCGGGATGACAGCCACTACTCGTCTCCTTGATCGGTACCGGTGTGGGTGGCGGTGTCGAGGAGGAGGGAGGCTGTCTCGGACTGGCCGCGTTCGGGGGCGCGGGCGGTGAAGCCGACGACGCGGTAGCGGCCGGCCAACCGGTTGGTCCACACGTCGGCGATGCGCAGGCGGATGGTGGAGCCGAGGACGGCTGGGGTCAGGGCGGCAGCGTCGAGGTTGACGGTGATCTGGGGGACGGTCTGCCGGTTCCATGCCTCGCGAAGGTCGGCGGTGGCGTGCTCATTGAGGACGGATGTGCGGGTGACGGTGGTGTAGTCGCTAGTGCCGTCGAGGCGGGGCCAGCCCTCCTCGATGGCGCCCGGAATGTAGAGGGCGCTGGACATCAGCGGGCGTTGGCTGGTCTTTCCCGAGGCGCCTCGCGAGCGCCAGTGGGTGGCACGGGTGGTCGCGTCGTACGGAAAGCGGTACGAGGTGACGGGGCCGGGAAAGTTGAGGACCGTGTCGTTGCCCGAGCTGGACGTGGTGATGCGTGGGTAGCCGAGGTGGAGTTCCTTGACCCGTTCGCCGGCGGTGTCGCGGTAGCTGCGGATGCGCCACTCGAAGCCGTTGTCCGTGGCGGCCAGCTTGTCGAGCAGTTCCCGGACCTTGGGCAGGTCGTAGCGGGAGTAGCCGCGGGTCCGTTTGACGCCGGAGGATTGGTCATCGTTGACGCGGAGGCCGATGTCGCCGCCCTCGGCCGCTTGCACGAGGCCGATCAAGCGCCGAGCGATGGCGAGTTGATCGATATCGGTGGCGGTGAAGTCGACGGTCAGGAGCCGGTGGCCCAAGTAGCTGTCGAAGGTCGCTGCCTGGATCTCCGCCTTGGCTGGGGTGCCGCGGGCGGTGGCGGACAGGGCGCTGGTCCAGACGATGCCGCCCCACCAGATGGTGCGGTCGCGCTCGATCCAGACCGCGGTGCGGCCGGGTATAACGGCGGTGGTGATGCGCTCGGCGGTGACCGTGTCGGGAGCGGCGAGAGTGCCGGACATGGTGCCGGTCTTGCCGATGTAGTCCTCGATGCTCACGCCGGAGATCGGGAAGGCGTCGCGGATCTGGTCAGTGCGCAGATCACAGAACAGGGCGCGGTACATCGCCGTCATGCACGCTCCCCTCGGTCAAAGCGCGTACATGACGCCGTTCAAGCTCACCCATGGCGGGGCGTCCCCTGGGTCGCTGAGGAGCACGGCAGTGCCATTGGTGTGGAAGTCGGCCTTGAGGGCCAGGATGGTGCTGTTGGAGGCCGAGCACGCCACCGGAACTGTCCGCAGCCCGGTGGGCCGGGCGGTCGAGGGGAGCACGCTCCGCAGGAACTTGCCCTCGCCGCGTGGGGCGCCTCGGCTGTAGCTGACGTTCATGCCGCCGCGCCATTGCACGAAGCGGGTGCCGAGCAGGTCGATGACGCGATAGCGGACGTCGCCGTTGCTGTTGCCGTTGTGGCCGTAGCCGGAGGCCAGGGACGCCTTGGTCCAGCCGATGATCTCGGCGGCCAGTCCGGACCAGGTGGTACCGGTGAAGCGTTGCAGGCCGGTGCCGGTGTCGCGGTACTGACCGCGGTAGGCGCCGCCGACGCTGTAGGGGGTGATGCCGCCGACCGCGGTGGTGTAGCGGCGTACGTCGGTGGTGGCGGCGGGGAAGTCGATGCCGCCACTGCCAGCGGAGAGTCCGGCGGCGACCTGGACGCGGTATAGGGCCAGGGCCCCGGCCGGGGTGGGCGGTGGTGTGGGGGCGGCGCCGGGGGTGCCGGGGATGATCTCGACGGTGGCGAGGGTCTGGCCGGAGCTGTCGTATGCGGTGTCGTAGATCCGTAGGACCACGAGGTCGATACGGGAGTTGGCGGGGTCTCCGTCCGCGAAGACCAAGGCCTCCGGGGCGGTGATCGCTACGGGGTAGGCGCCCTGGGGAATGGTGCCCTGGACGATGGCCCGCCCGGTGGCCAAAGTGGCGGTCATGGGTCCGGTGGCGGCGAGTTCGAAGGGATCGCCGCCGGGGATGACGCCGGGCGCTGTGGTGAGTTCGGCGGCTGGGGTCATGGCGCCGAGTGGGGCGAGACGGGTGTCGTTGCGGGTCTGTCCGCCGGCGGCGTCGCCCCGGGTGGTCAGCCACACCGCGCGTACAGGCATGAAGGCTCCTAAGGACGGTCGAACACAGTCGAACGATGTGGCTCGAATTCGAGCCAGACCGTTCGATTACTTACGAACGGTCTGAGGCCTTTCGCTTCTCCGAGAGGTCACGTCGGGTCACCAGTAGGCGGAGCGCCAGAGCACGGTCAGGGCCCCGTTGGGGTTGAACTCGGCGGCGCGGAAGGTGAGCAGCGAGTCGCCCGGCGGCAAGGTGAACGCCTGCTCGGGGGTGCTGCGGGCGGTCGCGGTGTAGAGGCGCGGCGCGGTGTCGTTGAGGGTGACGGTGCCGGCCTGGGTGTCGATGACGAGCCGGTCGGTGGCCGCGAGGGTGATGTCGTACTCGAACGTGGCGCCGGTGGCCTGGTTGGTGACCGTGGGGTGTGTGACCGGGCCGGTGATCGCGAGTACGGGGTGGGTGTCGGCGTCGCCGGTGTTGTCGATGAGGACGGCGCCGGGGGTGCCGGCGGCGCCGTAGTCGAGGTCCCATTCGATGCCGGGCGGTGGCTGGGTGGGGTGCCAGTCGATGCCGGGTTCCGGCTCGGGCAGTCCAGTGCGGGCGACTTGCTCCTCGACCTGGTACCGGCGTGGGTCGGCACATGTGAACTGGACGGAGCCGGTGGGCTTGCCCCAGGTGTAGGCGCGGGAGGCCGGCAGGGTGCGGCGGGTGACGCGAGCCCACATCAGGCGGCGGGATCCGGCGAGTTGGACGATGAGCGGTGACTCGTCTTGGCGTACGGCGGTGGCCGTGTGCAGCTCCTCGAGTACGCCCGGGAGCCCGGTAAGGCCGTTGTCGGCGTAGATGAGGAAGTCGAAGACGAGGACGCGAGGCCCAGCGAGCAGCCAGCCGGGCCAGGCGCCGTGTGCGGAGGGCATGGGGACGGTGGCGTCGTCCAGGTCGGGCAGGTCGTCCCAGCCGGACAGCTGCCGACCATGGACGGGTGTGGTCTCCCCCATCAGATAGGCACCGAACTGGAGTTGTCCGTCCTGGGTGACCTTCACCTCGCCGAGCGGCAGTCGGGCCATGGGCTCACCCCCTTGCCTTGGCGAGCCAGGTCAGTTCGCGCGCGATGGCTGCCGGACTCTGGTTCTGCTGGGCCACGAACGTGCCGATCGAGACCGCCGAACCGGAACGATCTGCCGCCGTCGCGAACTCCGGTTGCATCGACTCAAGTTGCGGTGTCACGGTGGGCCGGTATCCGGCGACCTCGTCGGTGACCGCTCGCAGGCGGGCGCGCAGGTCAGGCACGGCGTCGGTGATGCCATCGGTGAATCCGGCCAGGACCAGGCGGCCGGCCGGGCGCAGGAGGACAGCGTCGCGCTTCGGCGGGCCCTTCCATGACGTCAGGGAGTCGGTCAGGTCGCCGAGGGTGTCCTTGACGCTGCCCAGCATGCCCTTGATGCCGTCGATGAAGCCTTTGATCAGGTCCTTTCCGGCGTTGATCAGGACCTTTCCGAGATCGCCGAGGGCCTTGCCGATGTTGCTGGGCAGGTCCTTGAACCACTGCTTCAGGTCCTCCCACTTCTCCCGGAGGCCGGTAAGGAAGCTGAGCAGCCCGTTGACGGCCGCGGTGCGCAGCCGCGGGCCGAACTCCTGGATGGCGTTCCAGGCGCGTCCGGGCAGTCCGGCGAGCCATTCGATGACGGCGGAGATTCCGTTGGCTGCCCAGCGGCCGAAGCTGACGAAGATGTCCCGGAAGAACTTGCCGATCCCGGCTATGAGGTCTTTGGCGCTCTGCCAGGCGCCGGAGAAGTCGCCGCTCAGCAGGTCAGTGATCATCTTGAGGGCGGGGATCAGGATGTTCGTCACGGCCGAGGCGAGGACGTCCGCGAGGATGCCGGCGAGCTGGCCGACCACGCCGATGATCGGGGTCAGGATCGGCATGAGCGCGGACAGGACGTTGACCATCAGCTCGGTAAAGGCTGCGATCAACGGGGCCAGGGCAACAAGGAGTTGCCCGAGGATCTGGCCGACCTGGGCCAACGAGGGCGCGAGCGCGGAAATGATCTGCGTCGCGATCGTGACCAAGATCGGCGCAAGCTGGGTGGCCATCGCGAGGAACGGCGCCAGCAGGGCTGGGAGTTGGGCGAGGATCGGTTGCAGGGTGGTGCCGAGCGCGGAGACCAGCTGCCCGATGACGGGGCCGAGCGAGGCCAGGATCGGAGCGAGGGCACCCGCGATCATGGTGACGACCTCGGCGACGATGGGCACGATGTCGGCCAGCATGCCGGCGACCGCGGAGACCACCGGCGCGAGCCCGGTGCCCAGCGCGGTGATCAGGGTTTCCAGCGCGGGGCCGATGGCCGCGAAGGCTTGTTGTAGTGGCCCGGCCAGGGCGCCGATCAACGAGGACAGCAGAGGCAGGGCGGCCTGTAGGGCTGCGCCGAGGACGCCGGAGATCACGCGCCCGGCCGCGGCCAGGGTCTCGAAGAGCCCGCGGAAGGCTTCCTGCGCCGCGTCGGTGCCGGTGACGTCGGCGAGAGTCTGGGAGACGCTGTTCAGGACGCCGAGGAAACCGGCGCCCGCGTCGGCGGCTGGGCCGAAGATGTTGCCGAGGGCCGTGCCGAGATTGCCGAAGGTATCGAAGAGCTGCCGCACCTGGCCGAGTGCGCTCTCGATGCTGGCCTGCATGGAGCCGGAGTTGAAAGCCCGGTCCATCTTTCCTGAGAGCCGTACGAGCGCGTCGTCCGCGCCCTTGGTGAGCCGTTCAAAGGCGGGTCCGGCAGCGGCGCCGATTTGTACCAGGCCCTGGATGAGGACCGCGGGTGCCTTGGACAGGTTGCCGAGGCCCTTGTTGGCCGAGGTCATCGCCTCGCCGAGCGGGCCGCGGAAGGTGACCGCGGCGCTGGCGGTCTCCCGTGCCATCTGGTTCAGCGATGTGGCGGTGACAGTGAGCCCGGTCTTCACCACCGGCAGGACGGAGTTGCCCAGCTCCTTCAGGCTGGCGCTCATGTCCTTGAACAGCGCGCCCTGCACCGAGGAACGCACGCTCTGCCAGGCGGGTGCCATGGCGCGCAGCTGACCCACCGTTGCCTGAGCGGCGGGTGCCAGTTTCGCCAGCGCGTCGGCGTCGCCCTTGAGTGCCTCCGCCACCCCGTTGGTGCCTATCTTGATGACAGCGGCGGCGGACGCCATGGCGATCAGACCGGTCGCGGCAACGCCAGCGGCGGGTGCCATCTGCACCAGTCCGGCGCCGAGTCCTGCCAGGTTCGGGATGGCGGTCAGGGCGGCGGTGCGCACGCTGCCGATGGCGCGTGCCACGTTCGCCAGCGGGCGGCCGGCACTGTCGCCGCGGCCGCCGAGTCCGCCGATGGCGGAGGCGACTCGGCTCAGGCCCGAGCGGTCGACATCGACACGGACGGTGGTGCGGTGGTCCCGGGTCAGCAGAGCGAGTTGGGCCCGTGCCGCTGCTTCGTCCAGGTCTACGTCGACGGTGGCGCGGCGGTGACGGGTCAGCAGCGCGAGCTGGGCACGGGCCACGCCGTCGTCGAGATCCACCCGGAGGTCGATCTGCCGCGGCCGGGTGAGCCGTTCGAGGGCAGACAGCACGCGGCTCGTTGCGGCGCGCTCGAGTACCGGCGCGATCGGCACCCGTACCGGGCGGGCGAGGCGTTCCATCCGGGTGGCGAGGTCGCCGAGCGTGGCGGTGTTGAGCCGCGGCTCGACTGCGACCTCGATACGGCCGTCCAACGTGCTGGTCAGCGCGCGGAGTTCGGCGGCGAGGCGGGAGGTGTCGGCTTCGACTGGAACACGCACCTTTGCCCGCGTGCCGGCGAGGGCGGTCTGCAGGTCGGTGCGGAAGGTCCGGGCGTCTGGTGTGACGGGAATGGTGACCCGGGTCTGGATGGCGCCGAGCTTGTCGCGCAGCTCGGCGCCGAAGCCGCGGGTGTCGGGGGTGACGCGTACGGCGATCTTGGCGCGCTGCTCGATCCGGTCGAGGAACGTCTGGAGCGAGGCGCCGAAGCCGGAGGTGTCGGGCAGGACGCGGATGGCCAGGCGCTCGACTTCGCGGCCTCCGGGTGATCCAGCCAACCCTGATCACCTCCTCGCCACGGGGGTCAGGGCGGTGCGCTGCGATAGCGCTCCGGGAGGGGCTTGGCGAGGGGGTGCGCCGAGAGGTCCAGCGGGCCGCGGCGCACGGAACGTGTGCCGGGTCGGGGCAGCGGTCTGGGGCGCTGGACTGGCTTGCGGCTGTTGGCCTGGGCGACGGTCCAGGCGGTGTGATGGGCGGCGTCGATGACGTGCGCGATCAGGTGGGCGTGTAGGTCCCAGCCGCGGTGGGCCGGGTCGCCGCCGAGGCTGGTGGCGAGGGCGGAGCCGGTGGGAAGGTGCTCGGCCAGATCAAGGACACGGCGCGGGGCGAGGCGACCGCGCCATATGTCGGCCAGATCGAGGCCGTACTGGTGCTGGAGATCAGCGCGCAGGGCGGCGCCGTGTCCCTCGCGGATCAGTTGGCCGAGCTGGAGGCTTCCGGGACCTGGGTGCCGTTCTGCCAACGCTCGATCAGGGTCACGAGCAACCCCAGGGGCCACGTGGCAAGTTCGGCCTCAAGGGTCGCCGCATCGTCGGCCACCAGAAGGAGTAGGCGCCGCATCGCGCCGATGGCAGCGGTAAGGCGGTTGTCCGTGCTCGCTGCGTTGATCTCTTCGAGGAGCTGCTCGACCACGACGTAGTCGGCCTCGGCGAGCATGAGTGTGGAGCGCAGCCAGATGGCGGAGCCGGATTCCAGGGTCAGGGGCAGTGCTTCGTAGGTGGTCTCGGCTTCGGCGCGCAGGGCGGCGATCGAGAGGGCTTCAGCCACGGTCGGGGTTCTCCATCACGGTTGCAGGGGTGGACTGTTGGCGGTCGGTGATCAGGAGCCGGGGCCGGCGCCGAGGATCGCAGCCCATTCGCCGATAGCACCGCCGAGGGTGGAGGAGCCCAGGAAGGTGCCGGTGATGGGGAAGGAAATGAACGCCTCGGCATCCAGGCTCACCGCGTCCGAGCCGAGCAGCGAGGTACGCGGGTGCCACAGCGGGACGAAGTTCTGCCCGTCCACGATGATGAACAGCAGGGCGCGCACCTGGGGTTCGGGCCGGGCGGGGATACGGAAGGAGCCGTCCGGCTGCACGGCTTCCTCGCCGGCGCCGAAGTAGAGGCGGTAGGTGTCGGTCGATGCCTGGACCGACTGGAAGGTCACGGCGTAGGTGACGTCGGGGGAGGTCTGGCGGAGCTTGGCGTTCTGCCAGGAGCCGATCGTTTCGGGCTCGTCGCCGTCGCGGGCGAACTCGGGGAGCTCGTCGCGGGAGGTGTGGCCGATGTTGGTCCAGCCGGGCCCGGGGTTGAGCGGGTCAGTGATGGCGGTGGGCTTCGGGGTGTCGGGGTCGGCGAGGTAGATGTAGCCGGTCCCCGGGATGAGGGCGGCCTCGTCGATCAAGGGCATGGCGGGTCAGCCTCCAAATGGGCGGACGGTCAGGTCGGTGGTAGCGGCCGGGCGGTGATCCGGTAGGTGGCCTGGAACCGGAACAGGTCTGCGCCCGGGGTGGGGAAGGTGTCGCGGATCTCGGCGGGGCCGGAGGGCTCGGCCGCGAACCGGGAGAGGTAGCCCTCTGCTTCGGGGTGGGCGAACTGGGCGGCGCAGGCGTCGAAGAGCACGGCTCTCACCTGCCGGGCCAGCCGGTGGGCGGTGCGCCGGTCGGCGGCAGCGCACTGCACATCGACTACGGCGGCGTCCAGGCCGCGCGGGTCGGGGGCGGCGCCGGCGACGCGGCGGGCCACGACGAGCGGGAGACGCTGGGGCCAGTCGTCGGGCCACAGCGTGAACACGCTCGTCCCGGCGGGCAGTCCGGCGGTCAGGGCGGCGCGGACGAGTTCGTCCACGTCGGGCAGGACGGGGGTCATGCCTGGCCCGCCTCGATGGCGTGGATGCCCTCGACCCAGCGGCCGTTGGTCGCGGTGTGCCCGTAGTTGATGGACATGACCAGCGGGTGGGCGATGGAGACGGTGGAGTCGGTGGTGTTCGACTCCACGCGCAGCGAGGCGCGCAGCCGTCCGGTGTGCACGTGCTGGTCGACCACGGCTTGTACGCGGGCGGCTCGGGCTTCGAGTTCGGCGCGTACCGCGGCGCGTACGGCGGGCAGGTGAGCGATGCGGGCGTCCAGGTTGCGGGAGACGCGGGCCATGGGCTCCTCACCTTCTGCGGATCGTCGCGGTGTCGTGCCGGGTGCGGGCCGACCCGCGGCGGTGGGCGGGTTCGCCGACGACGGTCCAGGTGCGGCCGCGCCACGTGACGCGGGCCCAGGGGCCGGCGGGCAGTGTGCGGGCGATGACCCGGTAGACGGTGGTGTCGAGGTAGCCGGGCTCGGGCTGCTCGGTGGAGGTGACCGGCTGGACGCGGCAGCGCACGGCGACGGGAGCGCCTTCGGCGCCCCGGGTGCCATCCGGCAGCACGGGGCCGGCCGGGTAGATGACGACGGTTTCGGGACCGCGGTCCAGCAGGCTCATCCCCGCCACCAGTCGGGGGGCCAGACCGGGCCGGGGAGGTGACGGTGTCGGCGACGGGGCGGGTTGGCGGGGGCGATGGTGAAGGCGCCGCGGCCGATGCCGAGCATGATCAGCTCGTCGGGGAGCAGGGTCAGGAAGCCGGCCGCGGCACGGGAGTCGAGTTGGTAGGAGTAGTCGCCTTCGGTCTCGGCGCGGTAGCCATCGGGGTTGCGGGCCACCCGGGCGACCATGGATGCCTCGATGAAGTCCACAGTGGCCTGGGTGACTTGGCCGCAGGCGATACGCCGATCGAGATCCGGGACGCGGGCGTACAGATACGTTTCCGCCTGGGTGATCAGGGCCTGAATCTGCGGGTCGCCCAGGTCGGTGCCCTCGGGCAGCAGGGCCTTGACCTGCTCAACGGTCGCGGTCACCTTCCCCCCTTCGCCGGGCAAGGGCTTCGACCGCTTCCGCCCAGGTCTTCAGGTCGCCTGCCGGGTCCAGCTCGGCGGAGCGTTCCAGGGCGCGGGCGGACGCGGTGGCGTAGGCGTCCGGTTCCAGCACTGTGGCGAGGACGGACAACCAGGAGTCGAGGTCGTCCCGGTCGGCGAAGATCCCCGCGTGGCCGAGGGACTCGGTCAGTCCCGGGGTGGGGTGGGCGATGACCGGGATTCCGGAGGCGAGGGCTTCGACGCCGACGCGGCCCCAGGACTCGTACGAGCTAGGCATGAGGACCACGCGGGAGCGGCTGTAGACCTTCTCGCGCATGTCGTGCCCGGAGATATGGTCGATGATCTCCAGGTTCGGCAGCGGGTGCGGCGGTCGGATCTGGTCCCCGTACGCGCCGAGCACGCCGAGGAACTTCGTCTGGGGCATGCGGGCGGCGAGGCGCCAGAACAGGTCGCCGCCCTTGTCCGCGTTGAGGTTGACCAGGGTCACGCACTCCCCCGGCGTCGTGCGGTACTCGTCTGCGTACACCGGGGGCCGCACGATCGCGCTGTCCTGCGGGCGGGCGTGGTCGGCGAACTCGCCGTAGAACACCTCGGCTTCGGCCCGCATCCAGTGCGAGTTGTAGACCGCGAGGTCCACCCCGGCGGCGTGCCGGAAGGTGGGCAGGTGGGTGTTGTGGCAGATCGCCGCCATCGGCACGCCGTACTCGCGAGCCAGGGCGGCGACCATCGGCACGTTCTCCAGGTGGGAGAGAAGTACGTCGCTGTCGCGGGCGTGGGCGGCGAAGTCGATGCGGGCCTGGAACGGGATGACCTGCACGCCGTCCAGGGTGTAACGGTGCGGGATCGGCCCGTACCGGGAGAGCCACACGGTGGCCTCGTGGCCACGCTCGACCAGGGCGCGGAGCATGGAGTGGAGCATCCATTCCCCGCCCGCGTTGTGGGCGGGCGGGTAGGCGTGCACCCGGGCCGTGACCTTCAGCGGGCGGGGGTCGGTCATCAGCTGCTGCCGCCCTTGGCTGTCAGCGTGACGAACGCCTTCGGGTTGCCGACGACGAACCCGAAGTAGGCCTCAGCGAGGACGAGGACGAGGTTCTCCTGGAAGGCGGAGTGCCAGATGCCGTCCGCGTCGACGTATCCGGCCTCGGTGGAGATGCGGAGCGTGATGTCCATGCCGACGCCATACGCGCACTGGGAGAAGTCGCCGCCGATCAGGCGCAGTCCGCTGTCACGCAGGCCGCTCTGTCGAACGAGCTTGCCGGAGATCGCGCGGCTATAGGTGAGTGGTTCGCTGAGCAGGGTGCCGGAGCGGACCGCGTCAACACCAGGGGTGGTGGTGTCGACAAAGATTGGCCGGCCGTTGAGGTCGGTGGCCAGGAGGAGTTCGGGGCGCAGGCGGGGGTCGCCGACCCAGCCAGTGACGTCGTATCCCTCGGACGGGTCGTTGGGGTCGTCGTCGCCGTCGACCACGAGCTTCATACCGTTCACGAGGTCGGCCCAGACGCCCCCCTTGTTCTGCGCCGCGGCGCCGAGCTGCACGGTATAGGGGGTAGCGGTGAGGAAGTCGTCGAACGGTCCAGGACTGCCGAGCAGGGTCTTGCCATGGATGGCAGCCATGTCGAAGGCGCGGGCGAGGGCGACTGGGAGATCGCGCTGGACCTGGGAGTACAGGCCGGCCGCGTTGTTGTTGGCGACCTCCTGGGAGATCGGTACGAGGACTGCGACCTTCTCGCCGTGAATCTTTTTGGCGCCCTTGCCAGCGGTGCCGGTGGGCTTGGGGCCGCCCTCCTTGACCCACCCGGCCACGGGCACGTCGAGGGAGATCGGGATCGCCGTTTCCGCGACCATCGACAGCGGTACGCGATCGGCGAGCCGCATGACTGCGGAGGTCTCCGTCGTGCGGTCGAAGATCGGGCCGGTGATCTCCGGTGGGAGGAGGACCGGTTCAATCGCGGAGAGCTTGACGGGGGTATCTGCCATGACTGGCCCTTCGGTGGGGGCATGCGCGTCAGCGCAGCCGGGTCTGGATGATCTGGGCGAACTTCTCGGCCGCGGACAGCGGCGCCGCCTCGCCGCCGCCTTGGAGGCGGTCGGGGCGGGGCGGACGTGCGGCGCTGGCCGGGGCCAGCTCGGCGAGCGCCTTGGCGTCCTTGTCCATCGCCGCCTCGTCCTCGCCCTGAATGCGGGCGACCAGGACGTCGGGCAGCTGGTACTTGCGGCCCAGCCGTTCCCGGGTGAGCTGCAACTCGGTCGTGGCGAGCCGGTCGTGGGCCTCTTGGATGGCGACCTTGGCCTCTTCGGGGTCGGCCGCCTTGGCGAGCTGGTCCTTCAGTTCGCGCAGTTCGATGCGGCGCCTGGCCGCCTCGTCGCGAGCGCGGGTGAGCTCGCTGCGGGCCCAGTCCGGGAGCGTGGTCTCGTCCCGCTCGGCGGTCAGGTCCTGCCCGCCCAACTGCGGGTTCTCGTCGGTGCCGTCCGCGGCGGTCTCGCTGCCGGGGGTCGGGGGTGCTGGCGCGGTCGACGCGTCAGACATGCGTGATCAACTCCCTTGAGGCCGCGGCGCGGCGGGGTAGTGGCGTGGGTGGGGTATGCGTCAGGCGAGTGGTGCGCCGCGGGTTCGGGCGCGGCGGCGCCGGGCCTCGATCGCGCGGCGGTAGGCGTTGATCGCGTCCTGCCCGGTGTGGCCCTGGGTGGCCTCGTCCCACAACTCGCGGAAGGCACGGCCCTGTTCGGGCAGCCAGTCCGTGCGGGAGTAGATGGGCAGTACCTGGCAGTGGCACAGGTCGTGGTACTTGGCCAGGTCTTCCGGATCGACGGCGGGCGGGGTCTGTCCGGCGCGGCCGCGGAGCTGTCCGGCGTCGCGGGTGCGGTAGACCGCGCCGCGGGAGGCGAGCATCGCGCACCATGCGCACGGGTCGGTGTCGGTGACGCGGGCCCAGCCGATGACGCGCGGGTCGGTGGCCGAGGCGGTGTGGAGGAGGTCGCGGCCGCCGCGGAGTACCTCGCGGTCGGCTGCTCCGGCGGCGGTGGCGCCGGCGTCGCGCATCAATGCGTCGAGTTCTTCGAGGAAGTCGGCGTCGTCCAGGCGGCCGCTGTCCACGCTGCGCTCGGCCTCGGTGAGCCGTTGGCGTGCGTGTGTAGGGCCGGTGACGATCAGCGAAGTGCGGGCCGCGGCGTTGTGGCCGTCCGTGTCCGGCTCGGGCCAGGTGTAATCGTCCTCGATGACGACTACGACGCCGTCGTCGCGGGCCCGCCCTAGTTCGGTCTCGGCGAGGTCGGCGAAGTCCTGGCGCAGTTCGCCGAGCGTGATCACGTCGTCGGCCGGGTGCTCGTCGTACGGCGGCAGGGTCGTGTCGGTGCTGAGCGCCCGGTGCAACCGCAGGTAGGAAGCGGCGAGTTCGCGGGACTGCGTACGCTCGACGCTGACCACATCAAGGGATACATCCAGCCAGCGCGGCGCGCTCTCCTCTAGCCGCCTCGGCTGGACCAGGCGGTGCCAACCGTCCAAGACCTGGGCGGCGGTCCGGGAGGCGACGGCGGTCTGGGCGCGACGGTGTTCGTCGGCAAGCTGCCGGGCGCTATTGATCGTCGCCATTCGGCCCCTCCTCCGCTGCGTCGCCGGGATCGGCCGATGGAATGCGAGAGGCACGGTTCAGCGAGTCGGCCAACCGGGAGGCAGGGTCAGCCTGTTGCCATAGGTCAGCGATACGTTCCTGCTCACTGACCGGGAGGCCGAGGGCCTCGGGGCCATAGGCGGGCGGAAAGACCTGGGCTGCGACCATCTTGGAGACGTAGTCCGCTTTCGCGGCCATCGTCGGCGTGGACGGATCACGCCACACGGTCGCCAACTTCTCCATGCCCTCGGGATAGTTGCCGCCCTCGGCGATCCAGACGGCGAGCCGGAGCACCTGCTCCCACGGTCCGCCGAAGGCCCGTTGACGTCGCTCGCACGCCTTGACCAGCCGGGCCTCCTCGGCCCGGATCGCGTCCGCGCTGGTGGGGTTGTCCGCGCCGGCTGCGAAGTACGACAGCGGCACCCCCTGCAACGAAGCGGCGAGCTTTCCGTACTGCGTGATCGCGTCCGTGAAGTTCCGCAGCTCGGCGGCTGGGAACTGCCCCGCCTTGGCCTGGTCGTTGGCGAGCGCCCAGACCCGGCCGAGGTACGCCTCCCACGCGGGGATCTTGTTGCCGTCGGCGTCCTCGAAGTCCTCCGGTGTGGCGCCGAGGATGTAGCGCTGCGGGACGGCCTGGAACTCGGTGGCGATCTGCATGTTGGTGATCGCCCGGCAGCAGGCATCGGCGACGGGGATCACGCGCAGCATTTCCGAGCGCCCGGCCCGGTCGGCGACCCGGGGCCGGTTGACCAGCGGGACGACGGGGATCTGCGGCATGCCGTGTGCATCCCGATCCACCACCGCCCAGCCGCCGGCCGGTCCGCCTTCACGGATCACCTGCACGGTCTGGCCCGGCAGGAAGAGTGAGGCGGCGACCGCGGTGGAGCTGTGCGCGTACTGCGGCAGATCGACCTCGCGCGGGTCCTGCACGAAGCGGGCCGCGCCGCGGACCTGGCGGGTCAGCGGGTCGCGCTCGTGCGTCATCCACAGCGGCGACTCCACGGTGATCGCCGGACCGCCGGTCGCGTCGGTGCCGACGACGACGTAGGAACGGCCATAGATCAGCGCGTCGGCGTGGGCGAGCTGGGATTCCTCGTCCAGGCCGCTGGCCTGCCAGATGTCCCACAGGATCTCGGACGGGGCGTCCGTGGCCGAGGTGCGAAAGCCCTCGACGTCGAGGCGTTCCTCGATGGTGTCGGCGGCCTGGGCGGGCCAGGCGATCACCGTGCGCAGCGCCTCGTACCCGGGCGGGACGTTCAGGCCGATGGAACGCATGTAGGTGTCGGCGTCGTAGTAGCGGCTGAGCACCTCCAGTCCACCATCGTGCAGCGACGCCGTCCGGGCGTTGAGGAGCCGCTGGTAAAGCCGGTTAAGGATGCGCTCCTCGTCCCCAGTGAGCCGCTCGGCGGGGGTAGACATGTGCGGCCACCCCCGTCCCTAATGGTCAGCGCAAGATCATGACCTTGCGGGAGCGGTTGCGAGCGCCGGTGGCCACGGCGTCGAGGCGGCACTGCCAGGCGAGGACCGAGGCGACCGCTGCATCGATCTTCCGAGGCGAGTCGGGGTGTTCCTTAGCGATCTGCAGTCCCGACGCGGAGGGGCGGCGCCGCGCGTTGAGAATGTGCCGGGTCAGCACCGACGAGCCGTTGTGGGTCAGCTCGCGGTCGATGACCGCGGCGTGGAACTTGTCCAGGGCACGGACGATCAGCCCGGAGCGGCCGCCGGTCATCCACCATTCAATAGGGTGCTGGCGGCCTGCCTTCACAGGGAGCTTGGCCCCGTACTTCGCTTCCCAAGTGGCGATGTGTCCTTCCCACTTGGCAGGGTCGGCGTAGAAGCCGACCACATCGAAGCGACGGAAGGTGTCCTCCACCGCGGCGAGCACCTCGGCGACCGGCACCTCCCAGTCGTCTCCGGCCGGGCCGTCCGGCTGTTCCCAGACCTGGATCGGAAAGAGGTGACCGTCCTCGACCCGGCAGGCAATCAGGGCGGTGGCGTCAGTGACGCCCTTGCGGCGCCGGCGCGAGCCGTCGAAACCAAGCACGATCCGGTCACCGCCGCTGACGGTCTTCTCGGAGGCGGCGCAGCCGGCCCATTCGGGCTGGGCCAGCCAGGAGTCAGTGGCGTGCGTGACCTGGTTCAGGAAGTAGCGGCGCGCGTCTTGCGGGTCGGTGTCCGGGTCCCAGTAGTCCATCAGGACCCGGCGCAGGTTCACCCAGCCGCCATTCGCGTCCGCGCTGCCCCCGTAGGCGACCGCGAGGCCGGCAAGCAGGGAGTCCTCTTCGGCGGGGTCGGTCTCGGCCGGGGCCTCACGGTGGTCGAAGAGGAGGCCGTCGTCGGCCTTGGTCTTCCCCTCTACCTGCTTCTTCCAGGCTTCGAAGGACCGCTCGGCCACCGAGTCCTCACCGGGCACGAAGGCGTTCGGCGTCTCGACCGACGCCCCGTTGACCTTGGTCAGGTTGCGACGGATGGTCGCGGCGAGTTTGCGGCCGCCGTTGCTCGGCGTCCAGGACTCGGTCTGGTCCATCACGGAGAACACCGGGCGGAAGCCCTCGCGCGAGTTGGCCGCCGAGGTCGTGAACTCGATGCGCCCATCGGGGACGTTGACGAACGACTCCATCGGCTCGATGGCGTACGCATCGCGTACCCCGCCGTTCCGCGCCATCTCCAACAACGGGTCCCAGGTGTTCGCCGTCTGATCCTCAGAAGTGGCGACCACCTGCACCTTCGCCTTGAACCCTAGGGAAGTCCACTCACGCCCCACCGGCTCTCCGTCGGCATCCCAGCCGTCCGGCACTACCGGACCGAGCGCCTCGGCCAAGCAGAGCGCCGCCAGGAGCGGGGATTTACCCCAGCCCTTGGGGCGGGACAGCACCGCGCGGCGGATCCGACGGCCATTAAGAAGGGAACGCCCGCGGATCGCGGGGCCGTTGAAGTGCGGGTCGATGGCGTAGAGCTGCAGGACGAACATCGCCTGCTCGTCAGTAAGCACGAGCGGCTCACCGGCGGCGGGTCCATCTGGAACGATCAGGTACTCGCCAATCCAATCCAGGATCTTCCAACCCAACGTCGGCAACTCGCCGGGATAGTTCGAGCCACGCCAAGGCACAAGGAGCCCTCCATCAAGCCGCCGGTGCGTGCCGAGCTACCGAGACACACACGTCGACCCGGTGCCTCCACAGCGCGGCGCACCAAATGACAGCAGAGGCAACGCCTCCGAAAAGGCTAGCCCTATCGCAGTCCAGCATGGACAAGAGGAAGGGCTGCCGGATTCGCTCCTCCCGCGGAATGTTCCATCCACGGATGGAACGTTGCCCGGAACCACGGAACCCTTAACGCACGGCTCTGCACCCCAGAAGCCAATTTCCTGTTTCGGCCGCGCACACCCATGCGCCTGCCATAAAGTCGGAAACTGCGGTGCTGCTCTCGCACCACCACGCACTTCCCTACCGCGGACAACCAATGTCCGAATTGCGCGGAAGGGGGCGTTAGATGGAGAACGCGAAGAATGGCCCGCAACGAGACAGGCCCCCGGACTCGGGCCGCCGACCCTCTTGGGTCGACATCGCTCGACTGATCCTCGAGCTGCTCAGGTTGATCCTGGGCTCCTAAGTCCGGGGCCTGCATCCGGCGGGGCCGTCTTCCCAGGTGGGAGGCGGTCCCGCTCCTCATCGCACGCAACCTCGCGGCTCGTTACGACACGTCGTAGATTACGCGAAACTCGTAACGATTGCCGGAGCTTTCGCGAATCTAACTCTCCTTGAATCATCTTTGATTCACGTCTTCGTTCGCGTCTTCTGGAACGTCCTAGCCTGCGTATCACAACTCGTCTTCGTTCGCGTCTTCTGGAATGTCTTCGCTCAGGCCCCAATCAGCTTCTCCGTTACGTCCCTGAACCTACTTAACATCCACCCGAACCGTCTTCGCGAAACTTGGGTTCTTCGCTACTTCGCCGAACCTGTACCACTCTGAGTCCCGAGTAGCGTTCCTGCGCTCTAACTAGCCCCTCGCTCAGCCCATCTGCAGTCTCTTCAACCTGAGAAAACTGCATCCGGAGCCGAGCTCGATCCTCTGGCGTTGCACCAAACTTGGCGACACGAAGCCGCAGCTCAGCAGCAGCGGAGAGGTCACCTGACCACAGACGCGCATGAACGAGCGCGGTGTCGAGGAGGAAGTCCCAGTCCGTGGACGAGAGGTGCTCGGCCTGCGGCGAGGACTGCCACATCCTCCACCACGCCTGTGTGCGCTGCGGCCAGTCACCCTCATCAGGCCACGAAGGTAGCTCTGGAGGAACGGACCGCTCGAATCTCAGGACCGTCTGTGGCGCAGGGTCTCTGTTCCGGCGCGCTCGGCGCCCTGGGTCCTTCGGTGCTGGGCCTCGGCCACTCACATGATCCCCTCCTCACGCGAGTAGAGGTTCCACCGCGAGGCCCTACTCACGCGAGTAGGGGGTCCGATCCAGATCCCCAGACCCGTACATGGGCCGAGCCGCAATACGCTTGCGGTCTTCCAGACGCCAGGGAGGGGGGCTCCCCCCAGCCTTCGCGTCAGCGCAGCCCCGGATGGCGCTCAGCGGGGCGACGTCGTAGTGGCTGCTTGGCACGACGTGCTGCTGCACTCTCCATGGCTGTCTTCCGCCTGTGATGCCAACGGCAAAGCGACTGAAGATTGTTGTCACTGTGATCGCGACGGTCGCCGATGTGGTCCACATCAGTAGCTGCTGCCGGGCAACGGCTACCGTCTCGCATCCGTGCAACGCATCGGTACCCGTCGCGAGCCAGGATTCGGGGACGCCGACGGGAAGCCCAGTCCGCGGGAAGTTCTGCCCGCCGGCGGCTGGTAGACCAGGCCATCGGTGATCACACTCCCGCCAGTTAGGGACTGGACGGTGGGTTGTTGATCCCTATCAGGACGCCCACCAGGACGATGACAGCCAGCCAGAAGATCCTTTTCCTCACCTCGGCTACCTCCCGTTCGCGCATGCCGCCGGGGCGTACATCGACCCTGCCTGGCGGCGTGACGCTGCGAAAGCAGGTAAGAGGAAACCCCCGAGCAATGCAGTCTCGGGGGTTTCATGAAGATCCGTGCGGCGGGTACAGGTCACCACCATCTGATGGAAGTGTGACACCAACCAGCGTCAAGATCAAGGCTGTTCTAGTTCAGCCTGCACGCCGACCGCCACGTCGACGGGTCTCCCGCTCCACCGTCAGTACATCCAGCTCCCGCCACCAGGATGAGCGCGAGCCCGGGATCCGGACAGGCTTCAGATAGCCGCGGCGCGCCCACTGACGCAGGGTCGTTGGCTGGACTCCAGCCGCCTCGGCGGCCTGCGCTGTGGTCAGGAAGTTGTTGTTCAGCCTGGGCATGCGTTGAATGCGCTCCCTACTCCGCCGATGCGCGTCACGGTCGCGCCAGTGCCGCCCGACGTACTCGACGGCCGTACCCGTCGGAGGTACCGAGGAGTTGACCAAGTTCGACGCCGTTCAGGCTCGGGTTGTCGGCGAGCAAACGCCGGGCGGTGGCCAGATTCTCCGGACTTACACGCTCTTGCGATCCCGCGGCACCTCTCCCCTCGTTGGTGCCGCGTGCCTTGCCGCCCACTTTCGAACCCCGCTTCGCCGCGGCCGGCACCAAGTACGGAACCAGTACCACTCGAGGCAGTGCCGCTGGTCCGGTGTCGGGAACCGCAGCCGATGCCACCACAGGTTCCGCTACGGAGTCAGGTCTCGGAGGCGCCTGGAGTGCGTGCACCCGCCAGATCACCAACGGAACCAGCAGGGAGACCCCAACGATCAACGGAACTGTGGCAATGATCAGTTGGGCTTCGAGCAGGTGGGCCGCCACCTGCGCGCTACCCATGATTGCGAGAGCGCCAGCGATGTCCCCGGCGCGGCCACGCCGTACGGCGGCAATCACGTACACGTCTATGGCTGCGGGCAGCAAGGCTGCGACGAACTGTCCGGAGCCGAGAGCGCGGGCCAGGTGGTATTCGGCTACCGCAGTGAAGAGCACGCCGGCAGCAAGGGCGATGTTCACCAAGGCGGTGCCGGTTCTGTCGGTGCCGGTAGCGTGGGAGCTACGCATTCAGGGCCTCCTATTAGGTCCTGGGTGTCAGGCCCCGGGCCGGTGTTCGAGCACCGCCTGGGGTCGATTCATGTGCGGATCATGGTTCCGGTGCCGGAATCCTCGGCGTGGTTCCGCTACTCGCGGTCAAGCGGCGGAGTTCAGGAAGGTTCCGGCCCAGGCGTCGTACCGGTCCCAGGTGGTGAACCAGCGGCAGACTCGGCACCGGACGGTGTCGGTTCCGCCCTCCCGCTCGAGGGCCCGCAGATCGCACTGCGGGCAGGGTGCCGAAAGGCGGGAGGTTCCGCGATCGGCGCGGAGGAGGCGCCGGGTTCCTGCTGCCAGCGCGAGGATTTCGTGTCCGTAGTCAGTGGCGAACGGGGTGGACATCGCGGCGGTGTGGCGGCGGCCGAGGTAGTCCACAGCCGAGGTGAGGGCGCGGCCCGCACCGGTGTGGTCGGTGCCGACCGCGGCGGCTGGGTGGCTGAGGTGGGTGCGCAGCGCGTCCTCCCAGGCGCACGTGGTGCGCAGGATCTCGTCAGCCTGGTCGGCGCCTGGACTCACGGCGGGTGTTCTGGTGCCGCGACTGGTGGTGACCTTCTCCCCTGCTCTGACCGCACGTTGGCCGACGCCCCACAGGGCGGCGTACAGATCGACCAGTTCCTGCAGGGCGACGTGGATGGCCTGCTGGCACGCACGGCACCACACCGGGGAGCCCGGTATCTGGTCACCGTCGACGCGGTCACGATTGCAGCGGCCGGGGCAGGGCGGCATTCCGGTGTCCGCGAAGTCGTTCACGTTAGGCCTCCCTCGAGTTAGGCGAAGTGGCTGGTATCGCCAGGGTCAGCTGATGGCACGCCCGCCGAAGGCGTCGGTGGCGATGGCATGGGCCAGCTCGTCGATGGTGTGCTCGCCGAGGTGTTCAGCGAGCTGCTGCCGTGTGTACGTCCGGTCGTCCAGGCATTGATACAGCGGGCAGACCATGGCCTCGGCCGGGCCGGGTATGGCGGGCATCCGCTTGTCCGGTGCCATGGTCGACAGAGCGCTGATGGTCCAGCCGTCCACAGCCAGGGTTGTAATGATCTCAACGGCCGCTTCGTCAGGAGTGGCTGTCGGGCTGTGCTCGAGGACGGCGGCGATGGTGTCGGTGATGGCGTCGGCCATCGGTGCCGGCGTGGATTTTGTGATCATGCGGCAGCTCCGTATCGGGTGTGGGCGCGCTGTGCGGCTTCGGATATCAGGGCGACGAGGGCGGTGCGTGTGGGGCTGTTGTTGTGGCGGCCGTTCCACCGCTCGGGCGGCAGGTAGCCCGTCCATGCCTGCGCAGTCGCGTAGTTCAGCGGTGCGATCGTGAGCCGATCTGCGAGGTCAGGGTGGGCAAGGACCTGAGCGCGGCGCCGTGCGCAGTCGTTGCGAGCGCGGGTTACCTCGGCGCGTATGAAGTCGGCGAGGTCGCCTTGGCGGCGCATGAGCCCGATGTCCTCTTCGCTGACATCGGTCATCGCGCTTGCCCGGCGGGAACTCGGTGACCGACTCCGCCAAGGAGTGCCTGGACTTCACCTGGATCTCCGCTGATAGGGCTGGCGGCGCGGAAGCGCTGCTGGCGCAGAGCCGCGAGGTAGGCAGGTACATCGTCTGGGTCGGCGTCGGGGATCTGGGCAGCAAGTCCCGGTCCTTGGAAGTCCTTTGCGCGATTGCTGCGGGCTCGACGTATCTCGGTGACGATCTCGCCGACCGCGACGAAGGCGTGTCCGGCTTCGACGTGGGCGACGACCGCAGCGCGTGCCTCTGCCAGCGAGTAGCGCTGGAGGACGTCGTGCCACGCGTCGGGGGTATATTCGTCGAATTTCTGCTGCGGGCATTGGGCGTGGACGTAGGCGGCGAGCATCACGGTCTCGTCGGGAGTCATCCGGGTGGCACCTCCTGGTTCATGCGGGTCTGGGCCCGGATCATTGCTCGCCCGAACAAGCCGTCGGCTGGCCCGGATTGGCCAGAAGCGGTAGGCAGAGCAGCTGCGGCATCGGGCGGCGGAGGGGCGGCGCTGGCCCCGGTGGGTAGACCGGCCCAAGGCTTGAGCCAGGCACGGGCCGAATGCGCTGGAGTGCTCCGTGAGGCATGCAGGCGCCGGGCGTGCTCAACCAGAGCAGGGATGCCAACGCGATCTATGAGGGCTTCGATCTTGAGCCACTCCGCATCGGTGAGCCGCCAGGCGACCACCAGTCCGGTCGCGGTGCACGCATCGATCAGGGGCACGGCTTTGGCGGGCGGTGGCGGATCGTCGGCCGTGGGGGCGACGACAAGCCGAGGGCGCCCGTGCGTCCCCGCGCCCGCGCGCTGCTTGCCTACCTCTCCGTTAGGAGAGGTAGTGGGGTTGGGGTTGGGAGCAGGCGTTACAGGAGCGTGAGTAACGGAGTTACGCGCACCGTCATCGCTCGCGTCACTCTGAGAGGGCCGCGTCGAGTCCGGCTTCTTCCTACGGTCGCGAAAGGCCTTCTGGCGTGCGGCGCTGCTCTTACGCTCGCCTTCGATTTGCTCGGCGGACTTCTGGTAGTCGAGGTAGTCGTGAATGCGGAAGCCGCCTTCGACCTCCTCCCACAGTCCAGCCATGACCAGGCGCCGGACGGCGAACCGTGCGATCAACGGGGCGAGGTCCTCGTGATCCACGTCGTGAGTAACGGCGTTACTTCCTGCGTGATGCTCGGCGTACCGCACCGCTTCAGCGGCGTCCTCGAAGTCCAGCAGCCGCAATGCAGATCGGCGCGGTATGAACCCGTCCGTCAGGTTGCGGTTGGACCACGCCAGGCCGGCCACCCACAGTGCGGTCCCGAGGGCGCCGGCGGCGTCGCACTTCGGGTGGTCGTAGAAGTCGTCGGAGATACGGACCCAGGCCATGAGACGGGTTCCTCTTCCCGTAGCAGATCAGGCAGCGGCAGTGTGATCAGGCGACAACGCCAGGCCAGTCCAGGTCTTCACTCCCGAGCCGTGGACTGTCGGACGAGTCCCGTTGGTCCAGCCGTCATGGCGGATCAGGCCTTCGTCCCGCAGCAGGCTCATCAATCGGCCCCACAGGCACGAGTGCGGCGGGTCGGGGAGCTGTCGCTCACTCGCAACTTCATAGGTGGTGAAGACCCGGCCGGATGCCGCTGCCTCCTCGAAGGCCGGACGCACTTGCGTCAACCAGTCCTCGAACCCCAGGACCGCATGCTCGTCTTCGCCCGTGGTGATCGGCTCGAGGAGGTTGAACGCCGGCTGCTTGCTCACGGAGCGGCGTCCGGGGCTACGTCACGCAGTGATTCCAGCGCCAAGTCGTAGACGGCAATGGCGCATTGCGGGAAGTAGAAGGGGTCAGGGTGGCCAGCCGCCACCTCGAAGAGCGCGGCCATCATTGCGTCGTCGTCGTTGGCACACGCGACGGTGAACCGCATGGCGAAGATCTGGTGTTGCTCGACGGCATCGATCGGGACATCTGCGCCTTCCTCGTCCACCGCGCCGAACACCCACAGCCCGTCGCGATCCGCCTCGCCGTGCCGCTGCACCCAACTCCGAGTCGCGATAAGCGCGTACGCGTGCAGCATCCCGAAGGCGTTCGCCCGCCCTCGGAGGATGAGCGTTGCCAGCGTGCCCATCGCCTCCTGCCGCTCATCGGCAAGGCCTTGCCCCAGGGCGCTGAGCGCCAGGTTGGTGAGCTCCTCACGGGTCATGAGCGATCTCCGTTTATGCTGCATATGGCGGTCGGGCGCGACCTTTGCGGGACTCCGGATCTTGTTGGAGCGGGTCCAGCTCGGAGTTGCTGCGGGAGTCCACTGACTCGCACTCGGCGATCCAGGCGTCCAAGTCGGCGATTCGGTACATGACCTTGCGCCCTTGCCGGAACGACGGCGGCCCGAAGCGGCGGTGGCGCCAGACGCGCAGGGTGTCCACCGGACGGTTCAGGTACGCGGCTGCTTGCCGAGTCGTGAAGAACGGCGACGCCGGCAACGCCTGGTCAGTCATGAACGGGCTCCTCTGGTTCGTGGTGGCACGCGATGGTTGTGATCCGAACCCCGAGGCCTTCAGCAATCCGCTTCAAGAGATCCGGCCGTGGGTTGGACTGGCTGCGTTCGATCCGAGAGAGCTGCGCAGGGCTCACCTGCACCCGGCGCGCGAAGCCGCGCAGCGGAAGCCCCCGTTCCTCACGCAGCGTCCGGATGGTGTCTCCGTTCGCTCGCATGACGGGAACTTTAGGGAACGATGAGGAACGAATCAAGTATTGACGTATCTCGTTTCCGTCGGACAGGATGCCAGACATGGGGAACGAGAGACAGGAGGGAACGCCATGGATGGGAAACGGCGGGCGTATCGACTCCCCTGGGTTCCAGTTGTTACGTGTTTTGGGGGAGACTGCCCCCATGCAGGCAACGGACGAGCAGTGGAAGCAGCTCGGTCAGCGGATCGCGGACCGGCGGCGAGAGCTCGGGCTCACACAGGTAGAGCTCGCCCAGGCAGCAGGCGTGGACGTGAAGAGCGTCGTCAGCATCGAAAAGGGGACCACCCGCAAGCGCTGGCCGATCTCGCTGCCTCGACTCGAGGCACCGCTCGGCTGGGCGCCGGGGAGCACCCGCGAGATGATCAACGGCGGCGACCCCACCCCCCTGACGTCAGCCAATCAACCCGGACGCGCCCCGCAAGGCACGGCAAGCGCAGGCCTCGACGCCGAACTCCTCATGGAGCTCGCAACGGCTACCCCCGAGCAGCAGCAGCGCGTCAAGGACTTCCTCCTCGGCCTGAAGCAGGCGAGCCGGTCCGACTACGCACTCGCCGCCCACCGACCGCACGCCGTCTCCGACGGCCCGGCCAACCAGGACCTGCGCGACGCCCTCGACGTCCTGGACGGGATCCAGCCGGAAGACGGCTGACCTGCCGATCCACCAGCGAACGAGCTTGCTGTCGCGACGTCGCCTTGATTGAATCGAACATTCATTCGGCATATGCGTCACTCGCGACGCCTGACACAGTGGGGGTGGCGTGCCCGCCATCCAGAACGAGGGCCCGTCCGATCAGTCCAACGAGCAGCGCTCCAGCAAGCGCTCCGCCTTCAAGCGGAGACTGATGGGCGGAAGCCCTCGCGGCAGCGCAGCACAGCCATCCGGCCCCTACGCACCCGACATCGAGCTGTCGAAGCTCGGCGTCATGGTCAAGCGCAAGCGGATGCAGGACACCTGGGCCATCTGGTTCCCCCACCGACGGGCGATCGTCGTCGCCTCCGGCCTCACGCGCGTTCAAGAACGCTGCGTCCTCGCCCACGAGCTCGAGCACGTCCTCGCTGACGACGGCGAGTGCATTCCCCACGATTCGCTTCGCGAGCACATCACCGTGCGGCAGGAGCGCATCGCCGACATACGTGCCGCACGCAAACTGATCGCTCTCAGCGACCTCGCCCGCGTCCTCCCATGGGCTACCAGCTACGAGGAGGCCGCAGCCGAGCTCGACGTGACCGAGCGCATGCTGCGAGTGCGGCTCATGGACCTGGAAAAGGATTCATGGCTGGCCACATCGAAGACCGCTGGCTGAACAAAAGACCCGACCCCAAGACCGGGAACCGGGAACGTACCGACCGCTGGGGCAAAGGCAAGCGCTATCGCGTAGCTCGTATCCCCGGCGTACGAGATCGCAGTTTCGACAACCTCACCGACGCCAAAGCGTGGAAGGCCAAAGCCGAGCACGAGTCCCGGGTAGGCGACTTCGTCGACCCCAGGCGCGGTGCCATGACGCTCACCGAATACATCGAAGACCACTGGTGGCCAGGGCGGACGGACGAACCCTCGACTGCAGCCCCCATGCGCAGCAGGATCTGGAACCACATAGTTCCGCTGATCGGCAGTAAGCCCCTCCGCGCAGTGGACGCCTCCGTACTGCGTGCGTGGAAAGGGGACCTTTTGGCGCGCGTCGAATCGTCGACAGCCGAGGTCATCTGGATCCATCTAGCAACGATCTTGCAGGCGGCTGTAGATGACGGCCGCCTGACCAGGAACCCCTGCCGCGTCCATCGCAGCATCAAGCCACCGAAGCGGACGAAGAAGAAGGCGAAGGCGTGGGCGCGGGAGATCGTGGATGCCGTCCGAGCTGGGCTGCAGGAGCGATACCACCTGGCGGTGGACCTCGGCGTCGGCCTCGGACTCCGACAGGGGGAGGCATTCGGTCTCGGTGAGGACGACTTCGACTTCGAAGCCGGCGTCCTGCACGTAAGGCGCCAGCTGCGCTGGGACTCCCGCGGCCGTCCGTACTTCTGCCTACCGAAGGGAGGCAAGACTCGCGACGTACCTGTGTCCCCTCGTCTGGCCCACCGGATCCTCGATGCCCTCAAGCGCTTCCCGGCGGTCGAGTGCACCCTGCCCTGGCGGAACCCCGAAGACCCTGAGACCGAGCTGCAAGCCCGCCAGCGGAAGCCCATCACGGTGCGGCTCGTGCTGACGACCTCCCACGGCAACCGGATCTACTACCGCACATGGAACGACCGCAGCTGGAAGCCTGCCCTCTTCGCCGCGGGCGTCATCAAGAAGATCGGCGAGAAGGTTCAGAAGTACAGCGGCCGAACCCGCAAGAACCCGATCTTCGAGCAGTCCCGCGAGGACATGTTCCACGTGCTCCGGCACACCTACGCCAGCGTGCAGCTCGAGGCGGGCGAGTCCATCGTGTCGCTCTCCCAGTGGCTCGGTCATGCCTCACCAAACATCACACTCGAGCACTACGCTCACTTCATGCCGCAAGCCGGAGCACGCGGATTGCAGGCCATGGACAGCTGGTTCGCTCCCCCAGCGCCCATTCCCCCCAGCCACCCCCCAAAGGCTCCAGTCCCCTACTGGGACAAGGCAAAGGCGCTGGCTAACCTCAAGATCAGCGCGTTTGACCACAAGAAGGTCAAGTACAAGGAGACGGCGCGGGGCGGGCTTGCGGTGAACGTGATCGAGTGCTGAGCCGGCCGCCCTCGGCGGTCTGAGCGACGGGAAGCGCCTCGTACCCCTGACTCGGGGTGCGAGGCGCTTCCCGTGGGCCGGCCGTGCGTGTCCGGATCCCGCCGTGGTCGCAGCCGGTCCGTGCCGGTCCCGCGCCCCGGTGCGCGCCGTGCGGTGATGTGTGCGCCTCGGTACCGACTCCCCTGCTGCACAAGGCGTATCTACGCTCGGCCGTCTCGACGAAACCGTCGGGAATGTCCACACGACCGAGTCGTCGGGGCCGCCGGGCGCGCGGCCCGGGATCAGGGGCCTGGCCATGCAGCATCGCGTCATCGTCGGTGTGAACCTCGTCCTCGTCCGAGGTGATCACGTGCTTCTCGGGTTGCGCCGCAACACCGGCTGGGCCAACGGCCGCTGGTACTTCCCGGCCGGGCGGCTCGAGGAAGGCGAATCGGTCCTGCACGGCATGGCCCGCGAAGCACGCGAAGAGCTCTCCATCGGCATCGCCCCGGAGCACCTGTGCCTCTTCCACACCCTCCACCATCCCGCCGCGGACCAGGGGAAGGGGTGGCTGCAGCTCTACTTCACCGCCTCCCGGTACACCGGGCACGTGACCAACGCCGAGCCGTCGCGGTGCGAAGAGGTGCGGTGGTGGCCGATCGGCGGGCCGCCGCCCGCGCAGTCCGTGCCGTACGTCGCTCCGGTGCTCGAAGCTCTCGCCGCGCGGCGCCGGCTCACCGTCCTCGCCTCCGATGTCCGGCGTATCGCCTGA